CCAAGAAGCAAACAAAGCAACAATTCGATTACCTATTGATACTGTTATTGAAATTAATGATTTGGTGAATGTAATCAAAATAATAAAAAAGACAGTTGATTTTACTTATAGGGTTGAAGAGATTTCTACAGATGGAATCAATAAAGTAGTGAAGGGGGTAGATACCAATGTCTAACACAATTCAAGGTTTAGAAAAACTTCAAAAACAATTGGCTGAAATCCCTCACATTGATGACAACAAAGATGCTTGTTTCATGGGTGCTTTAGTGCTTCAAAGATATTCAATGGAAAATGCACCTGTAAAAACTGGTTTTCTTAGAAACTCACATAAATCAAGAAAAACTGGTGAAGGTGCTGAAATGGAAGTTTCTGCTGAATATGCAGGATATGTTGAATTTGGAACGAGTAAATGGAAAGGTCATCCTTTTGTTAGACCTGCAATTACTCAACATTCAGATGACATTGTAAAAGCAGTGGCAGGTGTAATAAACACAAGGCTGAAAAAATTATGATAGACGCAACCTTAGTATCTTCACTTAGAACCATTACCAGTGGAAGTAATGTTTATGCCTTTAATAAACCTTTAGGAAAATCTTTTCCTTGTATCACATATCAAAGCATAGGCACTAAACATTACAGAACTCTTTCTGGTTCTAGCACATTAAATACTGCAAGATTTCAACTTGATTGTTGGGGTGAGTCTTTAGATTCCGTACTTACTTTATCTGGTTCTGTTATTAATCTTTTGGATGCAAATACTTCAGTATGGGAAGTTTCTACTGTTGATAATAATTTTGCTGTTAAAGAAAATGACACAAAACTTTATAGAGTAATTATTGAATGTTCGATTTTAAATAAATAAGGAGAAATAAAAAATATGACAGCAAATGGTGATTCAAATTTCACTGCTCAATTAAAAACTGTTGTTAGTGGTTCTGTTGTTGTTGGTGATGTTATTAAAGTTACTTTACCTGAATTGAAATCTGGTACTGTTGAAAATACAAATCAAGCATCATCTTACAGGGAATATATTGCAACAGGTTTATTTGAAGTGGGTGATTGGACAGCAACATTGAATTATGCAACAACAAGTGGTAGTTTCTTATCTGCTCGTTTGCTTGCTAAAAGTAAAGATGTATATCAAATTGCTTTTAACAACACTGGTTCAACTGTTCTTAGCTTTAATGCGCTTGTTACTAGCGTCAAATTCAATGATTTAGATGCACAAGCACCTGATGTTATGCAAATGACAATAGGATTTAAAACTTCTGGTTCATTTGTTTTGACAAACTAATTTTATAACCCTCTATTACTTGTCATTATTACAATAGTAATGACAGGTTAGGGGGTTATAAATCACTTCTGATTATTTGGTTATATCGGTAGATTAAGATGTCATTACCAGTTAATGTGATGATTATTTATCACGATAAAAGAAACATTTTATAAAGATATATATTGCTTGCCATTATCAAAAATAATGACAAGTAATAATACAGGAAAGGAAATACATATGATATTGAATAAAGAATCAATCATTAATGCTGTTGATATTAAGGCTATTGAAGTAGATGTTCCTGAATGGGGTGGTAATGTACTCGTTAAACCCCTTTCTGTAGGTGATAGAGATGAATTTACAGCATGGGTTACTGATAACGAAGGCAAGATTAATGCTAGAGATTTCATGACTAAACTTGTTTTGATATCTTTGGTTGATAAATCTAGTAATAGATTATTTACTAATGATGAACTATCAGTACTTAGCAAGAAATCAGCAAAAGTTATTGAAAGACTATTCAAACAGATACAAGAAGTTAGTGGATTAGGGGAAGAAGCATTACAAGAGGCTAAAAAGACCCTAAAAAACAAGAAATAACCCTGTTTCTATACAGATTAGCATCACATTTACATAAAACAGTGGGGGAAATCAAATCAACTATGAGTTCAAAAGAACTTACAGGTTGGATTGCTTACTTTGAACTAGAACCTTTTGGTTATGAAATGGATAACTATCGTACTGGTGTTATCGCTTCTACTGTTGCTAATTCAGCAGGTAGAAAGAAACCTTTAGTTCCTAGTGACTTCTTCCTAACAAAAGAAAAAATAAAACCTGATAGTCCTAATCAACTAGAAACAAAACTAAAAACATTAGCAAGTTTATTTAGTAAGTAATTTTATTACTTACTTTATTTTGAAAGGTAGGTGTTTTATTGAACCTTGAAAAATTAATTATTCCTATTACTACAGATACTAAAGATACAGAAAAACCTTTAGGCAAAATAGGAGAACTATTTCAAAAGATTACAGGTATATCAGCAGGCACTATTGCTGCGGTTGCTGGAATTGGTACTGCTGTTTATGAAGCAGGTAAATTTATTGCTCAATGTAATGAAGAAGCCATGAAATATGCAAAGAACATGGAAGATATGGCTAGAGTTACTGGTATGACAACTGATGATGTTCAGAAATTGAGCATGGCATCAGAACAAGCAGGCATATCACAAGAAGCATTTACAAAAGCAATGGAACAAGCCAACAAGAGAGGTTATAGCACTACGATTTCCAGCCTTGAAGATATGGCAAAGAAATATGACGCTCTTCAAACTCCTATGGAAAGAGCAAAATATCTTACTGATGTATTTGGTAAAGCCGGACAAGATATGGGTGACCTGTTTCAAGGTGGTGCAACAAAAGTTAAAGCTGCTCTTGAAAGCATTAACAAGATTCCAATATTAAGTAATTATCAAATCCAACAATTAGAAGATGAAAGAGTAAGTGTTACTGCTCTTGCTCAACAATGGACAGGACTAAAAAATGAAATTGGTGCTGCTGTTGCTGGACAAGTTACTCAGGCTACTACTCTTCTTCAATTACTTATGCAGGGTGTTGGTGAGTTATCTAAAGGCGCTGCATATATGCAACAACTTAAAGAACAAGGCAACAACATTATGTGGGAGCGTCTTCAAGAAGGCGCAGCAGGTGTTGTTAATATTATTTATAACTGGTTAGGTCTTTACCAACCTATTCAAAATGCAACAGATGAAACAGCAGGACATTTTGATAATGTAAAAAGTTTAACAGGCGGTATCAATACAGATTTAGCTGCTGTTCCTGCTTTGATAAATGCTTGGTTATCACCCCTTACCCATGTCAAAACAAATATTGATGATATGGCATTAGATATGTTGGCTATTCATGCAAATTGGGCAGATTTGAGAGATAAGACTGTCATTGTTACCATTATTCAAAAGGTTATTCAAGAAGGTAATACTGTTGTAGGTTTCGCTTCTAATGGACAACCTATTGTAGATAGCGGTGGTATCAAACATCAAACTGCTAATGGAGTAAGTGGAACAGTAGATACAACAACTACAACTACAAAAAATGCTAATGGTGGTAGTTTTACCATCCCTAGCGGTTATCCTTCCGATTCATTTTATTTAGGCGCTGGTAATTGGGCGCAAAGTGGTGAACAAGTAAATATTGTTCCTGAAAACCAAAAGAATCAACCAGTACAAGCTTATATTGATGTTCGAGAGTTAGCCAAGGCTATTGCTGAAGCTCAACAACTAGGGGGTAAGTAATGACAACTATTTACCCCACTAGCAAGAAATTATTGTTTTATTTAAATAACATTTGGACTGATTTAACAAGTGATGTTGTTTCAAATATTAGTGGTGATTATGGTATTTCTGGTAATCAGATAAATAATAGGGTTGCTGGAACTGGTCAATTAACTTTCACTCTTGATAACAGCGAAGGTAATAATTATTCTTTAACAGGTGCATATTCACCCAACAATGCCAACTGTGTTTCAGGCTGGAAAAAAGGTATTCCTGTACTCTTTTTGATTCAATTTGATGATATTGGACAATCAGGAGCTAATAATTACTATCCTATTTGGGGTGGACATATAGACAGTATCACTCCCGATAGTGGACTTTATGGAAAGAAACAAGTATCTGTGAAATGTGTAGATTGGATGAATTATGCAAGTACTCACCCTCTTCTAACTCCTACTTTGCAATACAACCAAGATATTTCAGCGGTAGTAGCTAAATTAGTTTCTTATATGCCTGTTAAACCTAGTTTGACAAATTACAACACTGGAATTTTTACTTACACAACTGTTTTTGATTTTGTTCAAAGCGAAACTAAAGCCTTAAGCGAATT